TAAATTGGTTGATGGATTGTAAATACCGTCAATTTCCCAAAGATTTTGTGCGGCATTGTATGAAGGAGGGTTTGCTACCCAAGTCTCAGGATTGGTTGTATCCCAAGTGCCTGGAGGAGGAAAAGTTGAGTTTCCTGTTGTTGTGTAAGAAGCAGGAGTGTTTGCTAATGTGTCGTAAGAAATCGTATAGGCTGTTCTAGCCAATAGATTTGTTGCTGTCGAAATGATGGTTAAATCAATAGGAACAGCATTAGGGCAAATTTGATAAGCAGGGCTTGGAGCAAACGCAGAAACCACCAGATTAATCTGTAGGCCACCAAAGGTCTGATACCAAAGAAAAGTACCTGTAGGAAACCCACCAGCTACCTGATACCAAACATAGTCAGTAGGATTGCTGTCCCAAGCATTCGTATTTGTATTTCTCAGCCCAAAGAACTTTGAAGTAGACAAAGGCGTTGAGGAGAAATTCTGATTACCTGCATAGTTATCAGCAAATGCAACATCTAAATATCTGTACAAATACCTGGTTGTTTGACCCGTGGTTGATGTAGCTGAAGTAGCAGTCGTACTTGTCGTGATAATCCCCGTGTTGGAATTAGACAAGTAATTGGTGTTTAGGTTTGCCAATATATAGTTAACCGCAGACACAATGTCTGTGTTACTGCTACCTGAGTTTACAAAGTAGGTCATTAGAATGAATCCTCAACAACAGTCGATAAGAATGTCATTGCTGTAATGTTCCAAGTATTTATAGCGTCTGACGAACTCACCTTTAAAGCCACAGTTCTAACATCGTTTTGATTTGTAATCACCCAAGGGTTATCAGTAACGATTGCTACAGTTTGCGTGTCCCCAAATACAGGAGGTTGAGCTGTCGAATTAGCCCCACCAACAGTAATGCTAATGTAAGGATTGTTGCCAGGCGTAGTGGTTGAAACTTCTGGGAAAAGCCTGTGAACATAAATATGGTGAGGATAAGTTACTGGGTTGCCCATATCATCAAGCAAAGCCAAGTTATCCCTCTCAAATAGGCTTGAGATAGCGTTTCCAGAGAAAGAAGTACCTATACCTGTCTGGACCAATTGACGGCTTCCTGCTCCCGTATTGGGAACATAAACAGTACATCTAGTAGCGGTGTTAAATGAACTACCGTTATAGACAGGAGCTTCAACAGCCATTGCTGAGTTGTTGATTGTTTTAGGAGCATTCCATACTTTCAAATCGTATCGATAAGAAAGCATTTGATCGCAGAACCCTGAAGAACTTAAAGAAGGATAGTAAATCTCTACTTGATTCTTCTTTGTATTATTAACCACATGAACGTGTTGAATGTAGTTAGAATTTAAATTTGCGTAAAAGTAATTCTTTAACTTTTGGTTAGCCAAGGAATAAAAATTAGTACCGTCAAAAGCCCAAATGTCCCTGGCATCAACGCCATAAACAATATCGTCTCCATTGTCCCAACAATTTTGATTAAGTAATCCTCTGCCTTTTTTAAACAAAGAAATACCAAACAAAGGAGCACTAAAGCTTTGATAAGCAATAGGAGAAAAGATTACTGTATCCCAATAAGAGCAAACAAAGAAGTTAGCCCCTAATGAAAATCCATCAATCAAAGGTCCACGAACAGGAACTTCTAACTCATTGGCTGTGTTTGTCAAAGTAGGAGCCCATGTTGCAGGTACTCCCGTATTTGCAAATGACTGACTCCATCTAACAGAAGTGGGGTGCAAAGTCGTGATGCTGGATTGAGTTTTAGTCAGGTTACCAGCAATCAAAATGTTGCCAATGTTAGGAGAAGAATATTCTCTAACAAAAGAAGCTTGTACGGCAGTAACACCTATTGATGACTCATAGTTCCAAACATAATTGTCTGGAGCATTGTCGTACATATAGATTTGCGTGGCATTGGGATAGAAGTACATGGGAGGATTAATCCCATCATTGATAAAAAATACTTGTCCAATCCATGAGCCAGTAATAGGTGCGGCTGTTGCGGCTGTAGTTCCTGAATAGCTATAGCCCGTGTAAATACTAGAAGTTGTATAAGGAGAAGCAGGAGTAATCGTACTGATACCTGATTGGTTGATCAGATACCAGGCTCCTGAAGAGTTTGCGGCAATGAATGACCAAAGGTTACCGTTGCGAAAACCGCCCTCAATAAAGATTGCGTTGCCAGGTATTGCTGACAGAATTGATTGTTCTCCGTCAACTTTCTTTAATCCCCTGACATCTGCTTCAATGTTATACCCTGAGTTGTATTCGTTAGGCAAAAGAGCATTACTTGGAACATCTGGGCTAAATGACATATTAGCAAAAGGAATTCGTAATGGTGTGTATGAATCAGCCATGATTTGCAAATTCCTTATGGTATTTATTCCTTGCTTCTTTGGCAACTAACTCGGCAAGTTCAAAATCTTTTATCCACCATTGATTTCGTTTTCCATGAGCTTTTACTTCCACTAACCATTTATTTCTTGATTTAATCCAAGAAACATTTTTGCAACCACTTGTATTTGTTTTAAACAACCTTCTATTAAAAGAATTGTTAACTCTTGTAGTTTCTCTTAAATTTTCTATTTTATTATCTAAACAATCATTGTTTATATGGTCAATTTCTTTTGGAAAATAACCGTAGTGCATCATAAAAATAAGCCTATGCTCAGGATATTCTTTGTAATCTACAGTTATTCTCCAATAACCTCTAGTGCTTAAAGACCCCGATCTATCTCCCGCTTTGATTTTGCCCTTTGCTTTATCATTGCGCCAAAATAGTTTGCCATCCTTGTACTCAAACAAAGAATGTAAATACTCCTTGCTCATGTTCGCAAAAGGAATTCTTAACGGGGTATAACCTTGCTCAGACATTATTTAATTCCTTTTAAGTGCCTACTATTGCCTTGATTTCGTCAGCAGTTAAGCCTAAAGCAGTTAACTTAGCCAAAGCAGATGCCTTTACAGCTTCTTTTGCTTGTGCTTGAGCAGTTAATTGCGCTTGGTATGTTGAATATGCTGAATCTAATTGAGCTTGTGTAGGTTGTGTTCCTAGTTTTGCATCCCAATGCAATATTTGATCTGCTTGGCCTTCAGGTTGTCCTGTTTGGTAGTCACCAACAGAATAAGCAATGTTATTGGTTGTTAAATAAGCAATGATTTGGTTGTTTAGTGTCATTTTCTGTCCTTATGAGGATATTCCGTAAAGGGATGCTTTTCCAGATGTAATATTTCCAGTATTGAAAAATATTTTAATTGCTGTTTTTGCTGTTGTATTTGTAGTAAAGCCAGAGAGAGGTGCGCTAACAATAGTAGTTGATGCGTCTGCCCATCCTAATACACCTGTAACATCAGTAGCTCCACCACTTGTCATATTTGTAAAAACTAATTTTCCAGAAAATCCATTAACACTATTTGATGAACCTACTTGAGAACTTGCATATACTAAAACAGTTGTATCTCCATTTCTTACAGCATTTAATGTGGTTGTAATTTCCGATATTTGATTTGCATATCCAGAAGTTATATATGTTGGGCCAGCACCTGTTCCAACTTGCATTTCTAAAATTCCATTTGCTGCCGATGGCAATATATTTTGCAAAATTAAAAAATATTTATCATATCCACTTAATCCAGTAAAAGCTATTGAAGATGATCCAGATGCAGTCTGTGTACTAATTAAAGCCATAGCACCAGCACTAGGAGTTGAATAAGTCAACCCAGTAGCACCAGAGTTAACAACCAACGCTTGTCCTGCTGTTCCTAATGTGTTTAATCCAGTACCACCATTAGCAGTACCCAATACACCAGTTGAACTAGCACCTTCTGCTAGAAATGATAGATTGCGAGGAATAGTCATTTATTTATCTCCAGTAGGATCAGTAGGCCATGTCATAGTCCAAGGAAATCCTGTTTCCTTGGTCAAATCTCTCAATGCTTGTCTGTAAGTTGCCCAAGCAGTTTTTGTTGCACTAGCCATTGGATTGTCAGGTGCTTGTGTCCAATCGCAAGCAGTTAACTTTTCATCACGTTGAGCACGAACGCTTGTGGCTTGTGTTGCGTCCATCTGAGCTTGATAAGCAGCTTGATGTTGAGCAGCAGTTGTGGTCACACCATCTTCTGTTGTGTCTGTAAACACAGGCCCAGCAATGAATGATGTGTACCATTGACCATTTTCTTCAACCACACCGTTGGGTACGGATACTTGGTAAGGAGGTGTCAGAGTGGGTTGTGGGCCATCAAATACAACGTCAGCACCCAATTCATTGAGAATATCTGTTGTGGTTTGACCCCATGATGGGCCACCAGATTGTTGTATGTGTTGCCTAAAGGCTTCCTCATACATCACTTGTCCTGTTGATCTAATTCTGATTTGCATTTTTTGTCCTTATGCGATTGCTAAGAAGATGAATGTCCCACCTGATGTATTGACAGGTGACGAAGATGTTAATGTAAAACCTCCGCTTGAGGCATATACACCGTTATTTCCTGTGGTTTGTGCAGCAGTTGAATTCCACAACAAATAGGGGCTTGAACTTGATGTAAGGCCATTTGCGCTATCAAACACATACCAATTACCTGTCGTGCTTGTTGCTTTTGCTAATATAAACCTAGCCCCTCCAGCACCAAACCCACATGATATAGCTTGAGTTCCACCGTTTCCTGTGTATGAACCTACATAAGAAACACCAGCACAAGTAGCAAATAAATAAGTAACAATGCTATCAGTAGTAGAGCCAAATAAATTACCTACAGTAAATTGAGTAGATGTAGGGGCAGTATTTCCCCAAACTGTTGTATTTGCAGTTGCATTTTGAGCGTTAGTAACATTTAAAGCTAAATAATATTGTTGCGGATTAACTCCACCATGTAATGATTTATGGTAAACATACCAAGA